CCGATTTTTCCGAACGACTGAGGGCAAGGTGTGATGAAAAACTACAGCGAACTTCAGTCTTTTGTTGCGGATTTTCTTGCGCGTGACGACCTGACCACGCAGATCACCACGTTTGTCAGTCTCGCTGAACAGCGCATGAGCCGCGAGCTAAACATCGCAATTCTCGCGCGCGTCGCACGCGCTGACGTGCTGGCGACTCAGCAGTTTGTGAGCTTGCCAACAGACATGCGCAGCATTCGCGAAATTGCTGTGATTGACGGCACAACGCGCACGTCGTTGCGATACTTGACGCCCGCGCAACTTGATGAGCGCAAACGAAACACCACGACGACGGACCTTGAGTTTTACAGCATCACGGCAAACGATGTTGAGCTGCTGGGCATTCCGACCAAGGCGCTCAAGCTCGAAATTATCTACAATGAAGGCGTCGCGGCGCTCGACAGCGCCACGCCAACCAGCACGATTTTGACGCGTCACGGCGACGCCTATTTGCACGGCACGCTGCATCAAGCTTTTTCGTTTTTGCAGGATGAGCAGCGTGCCCAGTATCACGACGCACTGTTTACGCGCGCAATGGCCGAGGTGGTCAAAGACAGCAACAATCAGCGTTTCGGCACAGCGGATCTGCAAGTGCGGAGGGCTTACGATGGCATTTGAGGCGCAGACAATACCGCTCGACAATTACCCAAATACTCCGCTCGATAATTTCCCCGACGCATTGCAGCGCGTCCCTCTCGCCGACATTGGGCTTGATGGTTTGGTCGACCCTATGGTCGGCAATATCCAGGCAACGCCATTTGTTGAGCAAGACCGCAGCGCAAACCCTTGGAAAAAAGTATGATCGATTTTGGTGACTAGGTGCCTGATCAGCCAAGCATGACCGCTGGCGTCACGCGCCTAGAAAACGGCGCGCCCGCTGCGCGAGGCTTTCGGTCTGTGCGCTCTCCGGTGCAAGTCACTGACCCCGATTTGTTGGTCTCGGCATACAACAACGGCGGCACGCCCGTTCTCGGCGCTACGGCATCAATGCCACGGGTTCGCGGTATGGTTTCAACCGTTGCGGTCAACTCTGGCGTTTTATCGTCGCAGATTTACGTTGGCACTGAAACGCAGCTTCTCAAGTTGGATGCCACGACAAACCGTTTTTCGCCCTGGAACTACGACGCGACCACTCCGCCAGCGCAAGCGGACCAAGAATACAGCGGCATCAAAAGATGGCAGTTTGCGGAATTTGCAACGACTGGCGGGACGCGTTTTGTCTATGCCGCCGGCGGCCCTGGTCAAATCCTGCAAAAGTTTCCCAGCAATGGCAGCGCCGCGCCAAGCGATGTTTCTGGCGCGCCAAACGCCACGCATGTTGCGGCTGTTTCGCGGTTTTTAGTTTGCGGCAATACAAGCGGATCCGAGGCGCAAATTGTTTGGTCGGAAATTGACGCGGCGGACAACTGGACCAGCAGCAACCAATCGGGCACTCAAGTTTTGGCTGACACCGATGAGGTCACTGGCATCGTTGGCGGGGAGAGCGGTCTTATTTTATCGCGGCGGGGCATCTACCGGATGCAATACGTCGGCCCGCCCTTGGTCTTTACGTTTGAGCGCGTCGCCAACCGTGGGTGCGACTTTGCCGGGTCCGTTGCAAGCTTGTCGTCGGACCAAGTGTTTTTTCTGTCCGAGGACGGCTTTCAGTTTTATAACGCTGGCCGCGTCCAAAACATTAGCTCCGAGCGCATCACGCGCTTTTTCTTTGAGGACTTCGACCGCACCGCTGCGGCTGATCTGTCGTGCGTCTCAGACCCGACCAGCGATCAGATCATCTGGTCTTACGCCAGCAAGACGGCAAGCGGCACAAACGATACTCTCCTTTTTTATAACTACGTTCTCGACAAATGGGGCATCGCCCGCACTGCGCACGACGCCATTGGGTTCTCGCGGCAAGTCGGCAAATCGCTTGAGCAGCTTGACGACCCAACCAACACGATCACTTCGACGGGGTCAGGCGCGGCTAAAGCAGCGGCAAATTTCGCCGCAAATGGCAGCACCACGACAAGCCTTGATGACATGACGGTCAGCTTGGACAGCGCGCGTTTTGCGGGCGGGTCTTCGTTCTTGACGCTTGCCGTCACGCGCACTGATGGTTGCACGCTGAACGAGCTGGCCGGTGACGTCCTGCCGCTTACGATCGAAACCGGCGAGTTTGAAGCTGCGCCCGGCAAATTCGTTCTGGTAAACGGACTGATGCCGCACATTGACGCCGCTGCGGCTACTATTTCCGGCGCTGTCGGCGCTCGGTCGCGGCAAACGGATGAGATGCGTTTTGGCGAGCTGTCAGCAGTCAACGACAGCAACTACATTCCGGCGCGAAAATCAGGACGATATTTTCGCGGTAAATTCACAGCGACAGGCAACTGGACGCACGCTTTTGGATTCTCGGTCGATGCCAAACCTCAAGGGCGCCGCTAGTGTCGAGCGCGGTCAAGATACCGCCACAAGGCGGCAACCCGCGCGATGTTGCCGTTGCGGTAAACCAAGCGATCGACGGGAAGTTAAGCTGCGTCGGAACCGTTGCGACGGCCAATGCGCAAACGCTTGTCGTTGCTGACTCGCTGGTCTCTGCTGACAGCGCAATTTTTATCATGCCCACAAGTACGATTGCGCGCGACGCAACGGTGAGTGCAGCTAATGAGCAAATCACGATCACGTTCCAGGCGAACCCCGGCACGCAAACCATCACCTACATCGTCATCGGTTGAGGTCTTACCCGTCCGCCCAGATCTGCTTGATGCAGTTTGGCCGATTCTCAAACCGATGCTTGAAAAGCCCGTTTCGCAAAGCCAAGACCGGCTTATTGTCGAAGATGTCTATAATGCGGCAAAGTCGGGCGCGTATCTGCTTTGGATTGTCATTCGCGACAATTCTGTTATTATCGCGACATTCACAACTCGGATAACTGCCTATCCGCGCCGCCGCTCCCTGTGCGTTGACTTTGTGTCAGGCGAAAACATGGGACTGTGGCTTGAGACGGCCCTCGACAAAGTAAGCGAGCATGCCGTCAACTGCGATTGCGACCTGATTGAAGGCTACGGCCGCCAGGGTTGGAAACGCACTCTCGAAAAATTCGGCTGGAAACTCGCGTATCCGACTTACCACAAGGATTTGCGCGCGCATGAGTAAAGGCGGCGAAACAGGCACGACCACAACCGAAGTACAAGCGCCAGCGTTTGTGCAGGACCAGATGCAGCGCACCTTCGCGGCGGCTGACAATTTTCGGCCGCAGGTTTACGGCGGCGAGCGCGTTGCGCCGATGAATGCCGATCAAATGGCGTTCTTCGACCGGGCGCGCAACTATTCGCAACAGCCATTTGCAGCGCCCACAATCGACACCTCGCAGTTGCAGGGCATGATGGGCCAGACGATCGACACCAGCGGTCTGCAGGGCACGGCATATCGCACGGCCGATATGTCGGGCCTGCAAGGTCTGGCGGGTCAGCGCGCCGACACTGCGGCGCTGCAACAGGCACAGCAAGCGAGCGCGGATCGCTCTGGCTTGGCAGGCTTGATGGGCCAACAAAACCAAGCCGCCGGCATCATTGAGGGCATGACCAACCGCGAGGTGACGCCTTACCTCGACACAGCGGTAAACGCCGCAAGCGATAACGCGTTGCAAGGCGTGATGGCTCGGTATGCCGCTTCTGGGCGTCTGGGGTCGCAAGCATTCGCGGACAGCGCAGCGCAGGGCGTCACCAACGCCGCCGCTCCGATCCTGCAGCAAGCGGCGCAAGCCGATGCAGCGAGGCAGCAGCAGGCCGCCGGCATGCTCGCAAACATTTACGGTCAGGACATGAGCCGCGACGTCGGACTTGCGCAAAGCCAAGTCAACGCCGAACTCGCCGACCTTGGCCGCCAGGGGCAGCTTTCCGGCTTGATGGCGCAACTTAGCGATCGAGGCTTGAGCCGTGATGCGCAAATCCAAAATCAGATTGCTGGCTTCGACAACCAAAACATCAACCGCCAAGTTTCGGCGGAACAAGCGATGATGGCGGCGCAACAAGCCGATTACGCACGCAACGCCGGCATCGCAGGGCAGCTTGCGGGATTGAGCGCTGAACAAGCGCGGATGGCCCCAATGGTCGAGCAAATTAACCTGAACCGCATGGGCCTGCTTGGCTCAATTGGCGACGCGCAGCAGCAATACAACCAATCGCAGCTCATGGGCCAGCAACAGCAAGTCGCCGAATACAACCAAGCGCGTCAGCAGCAGATCCAGAACATGCTGGCCGCGCAGGGGCTTGGCGGGAACTATCTCGGCGAGGCGACGACGACTTACGACCCGAATCTAAGGTTCAATCAAGCGCTTGGCGTGGTCACGGCCGGGACGGGCCTTCTTGATGTGGTGAAGCCAGGGGGGTTTTTCTAAATGACGCCCGCCCCCTCGATCGTCGAATATATTGATAGCGGTAACGGTTACACGACCGTTCGCATGAGTGACGGCAGCATTCAAACGCTGCGCGGATCTCGCGGCGACCGAAATAACAATCCTGGCAACTTGACCGGCACAATGGGCGGCGCAAGACGCCGAGGTGCAATCGGCGTTGACCACGGTGGAAACTATATCTTCCCGACCTCCGCTGTAGGGCAGCAAGCAATGGGCCAGATGGTCTTGAAAGAAAACGCAGGAAAGTCAGTTGGCGAAATGATCAATATGTACGCACCGCCGGGCGCGGCGAATGACCCTAATGACACAAACCGTCATTACCTCAAGATGTTGCAGAACTTAGGCGTTGACCCCTCTGCAAACATTGGATCAATGCCTGCGCCAAAGCAGCAAGATTTGTTGCGCGCCATGACGCAAGTTGAAGGAACAACGCCAGCGCAAACGGCGCCGTTGCAGCCAGCGGAAAACCCTGCGGTTATGCAGGCCAATCCATCCCCGCAGCTAAATCCCGTTTTCCCGACCTTGCGCCCACAAGAAAACCCTATGGTGGGCGCGACAGAGCAAGGCGCTCCGCAAGGCCCGATGATGCCTACGCTGCAGCCACAGGAAAACCCTATGGTGGGGCGCAATCCTTCAACAGAGCGATCAAACGCAACTCTTGCGAAGTCGCCGAGTCTTCTTGAGCGCCAAAATGTCATGGCGCAGGCGTTCGCAAGCCCAGAGACGCTGAAAGCTGTTTCCAAGGTAGGATCAGGGCGAGGGCGAAGAGACGAAACGATTAAGAGGCGTAAGGGTTTCAGTCCTGAAAATATGGGCTTAATCGCTTTCGGCTTGACGCTCATGGGCGGTGGAGATTTTACCGATGCGATGGATAATGGCTTGATGCTTCATGGCCAGCTTGACGGAATGCGCGACGAAAAAGCGCAAAGAAAAGCGAGCCAAGAAATTTTAAAGAACGTGCCAAAAGAGTACGTTCCCGCGCTGAACGCTTTGATCGAAAGCAAGCAATTTGACAAGGTGGCCGAGTACAGCATCAACGCCAAGCAAAGCGCGCAAGATGCGGAAAAAGAGCAGAAAATGCTTTTCACGCAAGCCACTCGCGAAATGGAATCTCTTGATTCAGCAACTCAATCGGCCATGTCCGTTTTAGATCAAGCGATTGCTGCCGCTGAACAATTTGAGGGCGGATTGCCGCTTGACGCGTTGCGCGCAAAAGTATCATCGGCAGTACCCGGCACTGCGGGCGCGTCCCTCGCGACAGCCTTGCAGTCAGCAAGGGCGTTCACGGCATTCTCTACCCTGCAACGCATGCGCGAAGCTAGTAAAACTGGCGGAGCATTGGGCAACGTCTCAAACGTCGAATTAGAGTTACTGCAAAACTCTATGGGGTCTTTGGACATTAACGCTGGGCTTCCAACTCTAATTACAAACTTGCAGCGAATTAAGCAGCGCGTTCAAGACCAGCAAGGCCGCGCAAAAAAATATTACTCTGAGGATTTTGGCGTTGAAGCTCCGCAATTCGAGCAATCTGTCGCGCCAGCATCGCAACCAGCGGCCGGGGAGCTTTTAGGAACCTACGGCGGCGCAAAGGTTTACGCGGGGTAAAACTATGGCGTTATATAAAGTCGAAATTGATGGACAGCAATTCAAGGTCGAAGCCGGATCGCCACAAGAGGCGTCTCGCGCCGCGCAACGACATGTAGACGATCAAGACGACAACCCCGCAGTCAACCTTGCGCGGGCTGTCTTGGGTCAAGGTCTGGCTTTTAATTTTGGCGACGAAATTGAAGCGACGGTTCGTGCTCCATTTGATAAGCGCAACCGCAAAGACCTTTTGAAAGACATCCGCGATGAAGTTGA